TTACACCTGTGGGAGCCAAGCCCCACAAGCATTAGCGGGTAGCGCCAGCAGACGAAAACCCTTGGAAAAAATTTCCAGGGCGTGCATCCAAACGCCTCGCGTTTCGGCATCTTTCGCGCTCTCAACGCGCGCAGAAGCGATCACTTCTAGCGGATCAATTCCGAGAATCTCTGCGACGCGAATGCAGGTCTTTTCATCGAACACCGACCGGCCCGTTCGATAGCCGCTGATCGTGGAGCGGGTCACACCGAGCGCTTTCGCGGCCGCGTAGTCAGACTGCAAGTCAAGCCGCGCCTTCGCGGCATCGAGCCATTCAATCGTGGTTCTCATTTAAAAACCCCTTACAAATCAAATTCAACCTTGGCGTCAAGGTTAGTCGAACGCTCGACCTGCTGCAACGTTGTTCAAACTTGAACGTACGAGTCATCTTGACTAGTACGAGGAAGATCAACTATTCTCCGTCCGTCGCCCTTGCACCTGGCCCTCAACCCCGCCAGTGCTGGATTTGCTACCCGGCCGCAGGGGCGATGTTTCGCAGAATTCATCGCTCTTGGGGTTGAGTAGGGGGTCGGAAAATGCAGGTTTCACAGCAACAATCGGTTACAGCTCTCACGGGTTCGCAACGATTCGCGGTCAATAAGGGTTCGATCGCTGCAATTCGCGCCCGTCGCAACTGCTCTCTGAAAACCGTCGTGCCGGTTCATCCGGCGGCACTCGGCGGGTTCACCATCGAAGGCCCGTTCTATCGTCGACCGTCGCGCGTAGCTCGTGCGCTCGACCGTTTTTTCTACTGGCTTGGCGCGTAATCGCTATGCGCAAGGCAACCGCTTTCGAAGAAATCGCGGGGCGCATTGAAGACGGCGATATCGGCTATGCAGGCGATTCGCACCTGTCTTTCAAGCCGCAGCCCGCGCCAAGCGTCGCGCATATCCGCGCCACGGCGCGCGGCGATGCAGAGCTGTCCCGCATCAAATCCATTCTCACCACGGCCAAAACAGCGCGCGGCGTGGAGCAAAGCACGACGCCGCGCCGCGTGAACGTGACGCCTGATGCGTATTGGGCTGCAATCTCCCGCACCGTGCGGGGCTTTGCGTAATGCTCGGCGCAAACGACGTATGGGCCGCAGGCCTCGTCGCGCCGTTCCCGCGTCGCTGGCAGGCCAACCTGATGCGCGAGTGGGATCGCCGCCGCGCGTCCTTCAATTCGAAGAAGGTCACCGCGCAGAATGACGCGCAGCGCGCGGCGAACGTCGCTTTGCGCGAGACAGTCGCGACGCTCGCCGGCCATGCAGTGAGTGACGAGCTGTCGCTCGATGCGCAGGATCACGACGTAATCGCATACGCGCAGGAATGCGCGGAACAGGCGCGCCTGCGCCTGCTTTCGCTTGCTGCGTGGCAGGAAGCAGGGCGATGCGGCACGCAGGCGGCCGGCATTACGGCGCTGGAACTGGCACCGCTTGAGACGCAGGAAGCGCGCACGATGCTCGCCCATTTCTGCGAGTCGCGCAGCGTGAAGCCGGCAACGGGCCGGATTTCAGACGAAGGCGCTGTGCGCCGCATGATCGCGCCGAAGTGGTGGACGATGCGCCTGCGCCGAGCGCACGCGCGGGCGGTTGAATCGGCCGCAATCGACTTCGGCCTCGTGAACCGCACGCGCGACGTGTACGTGTCGAATGAAGGCCTCACTGCGCGTCGCGCGCAGAACGACCGCAATGCGCAAATGCTTGAAAGCACGATCGCGCGCAACCTCGACACCGACCAGGAATTCACGCTTGCCGAGCTGTCAGCGAAAGGCCCGGCAAACAAGGCCGTTCGCCGCGCGGAGCTGATGACGCGTATCGCCGGCTTCGAACGCATTGCGATTGCCTCTGCGCATACCGGCCTGTTCCTGACGCTCACATGCCCTTCGAAAATGCACGCCTTCAAGATGTCAGGCGCCCGTGCGATCCGAAACAAGCGTTACGACGGGACGAAACCCGACGAAGCGCAAGTCTATCTGCGCGGCGTGTGGGCGCGTATTCGCGCCTCACTCGCGCGCCGTGGCATCACGCTCTATGGCTTCCGCATTGCCGAGCCGCAACACGACGGTACGCCGCACTGGCACCTGCTCGTGTTCTACCAGCCGGCACACGATGAAATCGTTGAATCGACCGTGCGTCGCTACGCGCTCGAAATGGACGGCGACGAAGCCGGTGCGCAGGAGAAGCGTTGCGATTTCAAGCGCATGGATGCAACGAAAGGCACGGCCGCAGCCTATATCGCGAAGTACGTCGCCAAGAACATCGACGGCTACAAGCTCGACAAAGACCTGATCGGAAACGACGCGCTCGAAACGTCTGCGCGCGTCGAAGCGTGGGCGTCCCGCTGGCGCATTCGCCAGTTTCAGCAGCTTGGCGGGCCGCCGGTGACGATCTGGCGCGAGCTGCGCCGCGTCGAATCAGTTCCGGCCGACGCGCCCGCGCATGTGCGCGCGGCACACAACGCAGTGAACCGCGTCGCCAAACTGGAAGGGCGCGAAAACGCGTCAGTGGCCTGGGATCACTACGTCAACGCGCAGGGCGGCGTGCATTGCGGCCGCGACTACCGCGTGCGCCTGGCCAAGTTTCGGGATGGCTCGCGAACGGCCTACGGCGAAGAGTCGGCCGCAAAGCCGGTCGGCATCGAGTATTTCGAAATCGCCAAGGTGCGCGACGCGATCGGCAACTGGATCGACGTTTTGCCGCGCACCGTGACTGTCGATTCGAAGCGATATCAGTGGGAAGTCGTGCGCGCGGGATCGCGCACGCAGGCTGTGGGTTTGGAGCGCGCGCAGCGCGCGCCTTGGACTCGTGTGAATAACTGTACGCGACCGGCCGCAGAGCCGGGCTTTCAACACCACACGGCCGCACCGTTCGATGACGAATTCGACGGCGCGGCCATGAGTTTCGCCGGGGGCGGCGCAATTCGTACTGACCGGAGACCGGAATGACGACCATGAAAATCGAATGTCCTTGCTGCGATGGCGAAATCCACGCTCGGCATACGGAAGGGCTGTCCGACACCATGCGGCGCATGTATTTCGTCTGCGAGGACTGCGGCTATCGCACGCCGGCTGGCTTCGAAATCCTCTTTTCTCTGTCGGCGTCCGCGAAGCCACGCGCCGACGTGGCGCTCGAAGTCAGGCCATCGACGCGCCTTCGCGGCGGCTTTAACGCGCGCACCACGCTCGCGCTCGCGAGGGCGACATGCTGAGGTTCACCATCAAATGCCCGCATTGCCAGTCGCATGGGATCGCACGCGGTATCGAGAAGGTATCGCCAACGTCGTGGCTGCTCGATTTTCAGTGTGATGACGTTACTTGCGGGCACTCATACCGGACGCGAATCGACATGTTTCCGCCGGAAACACCGATTCCGCGCCGCGCAAGGCGCGAAACGGCTTCGCTGCAATTCAACGAATAGCGCGCTGCACAAAGCTTTCTGGCCGATATCGCGTTGATATCGGCCCAATGTCTCATTCTGCTCGGGGGAGCGTATGACAACGAAAACAGTAGTGGTGGGCAGCTCGAAGGGGGGCACGGGGAAATCGACGACCTCTCTCCAGTTCTCAATCGGACTGGCACGCGAAGGCGCGCGCGTGTGGCACGTCGACGGCGATCGCCAGCAAACCAGCGTAACGGCGATTACGCTGCGCGCCGAGAGCGGGCGGCCTGCAATTGCGGCCTCGGCCTATGCCGATGGACGCACGCTGCGCACCCAGGTGCTCCAGCAGCGTGACGCCTATGACTTCGTGGTGATCGACGCCGGCGGCCGCGATTCGAGCGCGCTGCGGGCTGCTCTAACGGTCTGCGATGCCGTCGCGATTCCATGCCTGCCGCGCACGTTCGACGTGTGGGCCATGCACGACATGATGCAGCTCATCGACGAGGCGCGAGCCGTCCGCGAGCTAACTGCCTATGCCTTCCTGAATGCCGCCGATGCCGGCGGCCCAGACAATCGCGACGCGGCCGCCGCGCTCGCTGACTTCTCGCAAGTTGAGCTGCTTCCTTTCCGCCTGGGGCGACGCAAGGCGTTTGCGAATGCCTGTGGTGCCGGCCTGCATGTCGAAGAAATGGCCCGCCGAGACCTGATCGCATGTGCGGAAATGGATCGTCTGACGGCGGCGATTTTCGGCGTTTAAGGGCATATCAATTTGCCATCGAAACGATATCGAACAGATGGCAAGTTGATATCAAACTGATATCAACCTGGGGGAAAGTATGGCAATCACGAAACGGCCCGGTGCCTCGAAACAGGCGAGCGACGCAGAGAAATTCATCGCTGGCGCGCCTGACGCCGCGCACGCGCCGGCCGCGTCACCAGCCCGCCGGCGGAAAGAGGTGATAAGCCCGAGCATCGACGTGGATCTGTTAAAGCGATTCGACGTGCGCGCCGCCCAGCTTGGTCTATCCCGTGCTGCTGCAATCAACCTCGCGATGGCGAGGTTCATCGCCTCGGAGTGAGTCAACTGCCCGCGTCATGCGGGCATGCCGACATTTGTCTGATGTTTACGTTACGATTCGCTTCCAAATCTTTCTGCGCATTACAAGGTGCCAGATCAAACAAGAATCGTGACGTTAGACCGGGGTTAGATGATCGTGAAAGAGGGGCGACACTTGGATTTGGGTTGCGGGATGCAACCTCGCAATCCGTACGGGTTTACGGGGCTGGCCGGCATCGACGTGCACGGCGGCTTTATGGACGAAAGCCCGTTCGAATACCGAAGGGCAAATCTCGCGCTGGAGTCGATTCCGTTTGAAGCGGATTCATTCGACTCCGTTTCGGCATTCGATTTCATTGAACACGTTCCGCGCCAGCTCGCGGTTGACGGGCAGATTCGTTTGCCGTTTGTGGAGCTGATGAATGAGGTTCATCGCGTACTGAAGCCGGGTGGCAAGTTCTATGCGATGACGCCAGCTTTCCCGTCTCCGAAAGCGCTCGTCGATCCGACGCATGTGAACATCATCACTGACGAGACGCACCAATACTTTTGCGGCGCCACTGCGTACGGTCGAAACTACGGCTTTCGCGGGGACTTTAAACCACTGCGCATTGAGTGGGTTGCGGAGAAGAACGCACACATCGCCGACCGTTCATTCCGAAAGACCATGCGGAATCTGCACCGCCGTTTTCTAAAAGGTGGCCTTTCTCATCTTCTGTGGGAACTGGAAGCAGTCAAGTAGCAGGCAAGAGGCGAAGAAACGGGGCCGCCGCGTGAGGACACGCAGCGGCCCCGTTTCATCTTCCACGCCCTGAGAACAATACACAGCGTAACCGCGCCAGGCTAAAGTGCTGCCAAAGACCACGGGGAACCAACAATGAAATTAGACCAATGGCAAGCGCCGCTCTTTGCACTGTTCGTAGTGATCTGCGGCGCTGCGTTCTTCCACTGGCCCATAGAGCATTCGTCCGATGTCGCCGCATGGGTTCAAGCAGTCGGCTCTGTCGGGGCCATCATCATCGCTGTCTGGGTTTTTCACCGTCAGTATCTCGACGCTGAACGACGCAGCCAGGACGAAGTTCACGCATTCGTTCAGGCTATCCGAGAGGAAGTTAGCGCCGTTTGGGAGGGGTACAGCACTGGCGCGCGGAACAGGTTATTGGCCGTGCAAGAGAACCAATTTTTCAATGCTCTGTTTCCGGTTACCACGGAGGCATTCACGGTCTACAACCGAACTTCTTCGCAAGTCGGAAAGGTTGACGATGAGGAGCTTCGCCGCCTAATTATCGTTACCTACGCCAAGGCCAAAGGCCTGATTTATTCCTTTCAATTGAACAATCACCTCGTAACGGATTTGATAAATTTCGAGGCGAGCTACCATGGCCAAGATCGAGAGATTCGCTTTCAACATAAGGTGAATGAACTAGTTCGATATGCCGGTGAGTTGAAGAACCGCGATACGCTTGTTCATGAATCTCTCAATGCGCTGTTGCATCGGGCCGATGAATGGCTACGGGCGAATCGAACGCACAGATAAGACCGCAGGGGGCAATATCGACGCCCATTTCGACATATGCTATCTCGCAAAAGAGCCGCCCACATGGATACACGAGGCGGCGTTTTTCTTTTGCAAACGCGATATCAGGCGTGAGCTGCGCGCTCCAACACTTCGCGCGCCGCGCGGCCCAACACTTCCTCTGACCACTGATTCACGCTCTCGCCCAACACCGCAGCAGCGATGCCGACGCGTGCATGAATGTCGGGGTCAATGCGGAGCATCAGCTTGCCCGAAGCCGGCTTCTGCGGCTTGCGACCGCTTTCCTCGCAGTCAGAAAGGTAGTGATCGACGGCCGCATGAAAATCGGTCATCAGTTCGTCGACGGTCGAACCGTGGAAACTGATCTTGTCGTCAACGCCGAGCACATGCCCGACGAAAATGTTGTCGCGCCCGTCGAAGTCAATGCGGGCGAAATATCCCTTGTAGGTCATGGCGTTGCTCATGGCTTGATTCCCATATCGTTGAACCAGTCGCGCATGTCTTCGACCTGATAGCGCTTTGCTTCCTTGCCCGGATGCGGACGATGAAGGTAGCGGCGCTGGCCGTTCAGCTCGAAGGCGATGCGCGACCCGGCGCCTTCGTGGATTTCGCCGCCCAGGGCGACGACGAGCGATTCGATATCCGAAAACACGATGCCTCCCAAAGTCGGTTTCGTGTAGATCGCGGCGAGGGTGCGGGCGTGTTTCGTTTTCATGCAAGAATGATAGCAAAAAGTGCTATCAACGTGCAATCAAAAAATGATATCACCTAGCCGATTCTAGGCTTTTTTCTTCCTCTCGGCCTCACGTCTCGCAACCATTCCGTCGACGATCGCACGCTGCCTCGGCGTCGGCGGGTCGGTCAAGCAAGGCTCGGCGGCAAGCTCGCGCTCGAAACATTCCCAAACCGAATAGGGCACTCCACCGTGATGCTCGCCAATGAAGTGCCGCACCTGATTGGCGCGCCTGATCGTCGAGCGCAGCCGGTGAATCTCCCAAAGCAGTTCAAGCACGAGCGGTGTCGGGCTTTCGTCCCAAATTTCGGCAAGGCGAGAGGCGGGTAGAGGTGGCCGGTGAGGCATGCTAGATTCAGAAAACACTGTATGGATATACAGTATAACTACCGTTGGTGAAACCAGTAAAGCTGGATGCGAACCGATAGGAGGCGCTAGGAGCCGATGCGCCGTGCGATATGGGCGCACGACCTCTGACCGCTGGCAGGCGCGTGGCGAGCCGGGGAAGCGACGAGGCGGGGCGTTTGAGCGTGACTTTCGCAGTTTCGGACGGGATAGGGCGCGATCACCCCACCCTGAACGCCAAAAAACGCAGTCCCCCTCCCCGCCTGCGGTCTTCTAAACACGCGAGATCTGTTGCGGCAACGAATCGTTGATGACGGCCGTGGGTGCTATTGCGAAAAGTCCTCTGACCATCGTGTCGGTTAACGCAATTTGATGCAAAATTCAGACGATTGCACTGATCTTGTTAGCGCTATAAAAAATGATCATCAGTAGTTAACGTTAATCAATCGCCATGGGGAAGCGACAATGATTCAATTAGCATCAACCGACTACGTAATGGTCGGAGCGACATTGCTCGGGCCAGTTCTTGCCGTTCAAGCGCAGAAGTGGGTGGAAAGGGCGCGCGAAGCCACAAACCGTCGGCAAACCGTCTTCACCGTTTTGATGGCAACGCGGCAGACTCGCGTATCCGTCGATCATGTGCGTGCCTTGAATTCGATCGACTTAGCGTTCTACGGGCGGCGGATACTCGGAGTTCCCTTGCGTAGCGCAAAGCTACAGGCAGTGCTCGATGCTTGGCACAATTACCACGCTCATCTTTCAGTGCCGCTCGAACAGCGCCCCAAAACGGACAATGAACAAAAAGTTTGGAATGGGAAAGGCGACGAATTATTTACAAGCTTGCTAGAGCGCATGGCGATCGCGACAAACTACAAGTTTGAACGGCAGCAACTTAAGTCTGGCAGTTACTCCCCAGAAGCGCATGGAACAGTCGAACTTGAACAGAACATGCTTCGGCGCTTGTCGCTTGAACTATTAGCCGGTGATCGAAGCTTGCCGTTAGATGTTCGTGCCATCCACTTCCCAGCGGATGCCGCGGCGCAACAGAGGGACTTACAAGAACGGTTAATTTCGAATCAGGCAGAGCTATCAACCAGATTAACCGAAATCTTGGATCGTCTTGTGCCAGCCAACAACAACAGTACAGCGCGACTCCATCGAAATAATGAAATTGGGTGACGCGGGTTAATCGAACACCATCCTACATTTCCTTAAATTTTACAGCAATGAAATACATAGATTTCGATACAAACTATAATTCGACGGTCGATGTTAGTCACAAGGATCTTGGGGAGTTAGGTAAGGCAAATTTAGATTTTGGCCCATCAAAACTCATATCTTTGAAATTCGGGTTTAATGTAACAAAAAAACTCGTTGATGGCGGAAAATGCGACAAGATAATTGCTCGCGCGGATGATAATTTAATATTTACACTTTTTGACTGCGAGTTTTCATCCAATGCAATATATGCAAAATTTATTGTTTTGGGCGAAACGGACAATGAGTTCGATTGCGCAGAAATTGAGTTTTCAGATATCTCAAGCTGGTATTTCCAAAATAGATTTATAAAAGGGGAACCAGGAAAAAATCTCAACTGGTTGCATCATCCTGATTCTGTTCGCGCAGACGTAAAACATGATGCACTGGAGTTTTCTATTGAAATTGAACCTCGAACTGAAACAGAGGAAACGGAAAACGGTGTCTTACTCAAGGAATCAACACGTTTTGTGATTGAAAAAAAACTCGAATATCTGAAAATAGGCGATATTTTTGATATTGCTTTCGGTGTGGGCGTGCTTTTCACAATTTTACTTGCGCACCCAATTTCGTTGAAAAATGTATACGTACGAAATAAGCAACGTCAGACTCGTTCTGTATTTTTCCAATATTACTCAAAACCCGAGGTTGTAGACTCGAAGTCAAAAAAATTCGGGTTGAATTACTTCATAAAACCTGATTTATTGATTGGGAAATGGCAAACGGTAGTTCAGCGATATTTCTCGTCCGCGCTGAAAGATCCAGGCTGGGTGCGTCTGGCAGCAATGAAACGATATCGAGATTTCTGGGAATATAAGGTTCTTGCGTACATGACATTGCTTGACTCCTATGTCGACCTTCACTCCTCCGATTTAAAGAAGTCAATTAAAACAACTACCAAAAAAATTCAACGTTTCACGCGAGATGTTAAGCGAATTTCCGGAATTCCGTCGAGCAAGCAAACTAAATTGATTGAACTCGCAACCGCCATTTTTGGGACGGACGATAAAAACTTTAAGGATAAATTCAATCACGTAACATCCAAAATGAATGCGGATATTCTTAAAATAATAGACATCGATGAAGATGACTTTCTTATTTTGAAGAAATTTCGAGATGCAATGGCGCACGGGAACTCGATAGATCATGAAAAAACTGTGGAAGACGAAATTCCCGCCCTCACGGAAAAGATCGCGTTGCTCTTAACGTATTTTGCATTTTATGATTTTGGTTTCGATGAAAAAGATTTCATTTCTTGCGTCGATCGTACGCATTGCAATTTAGTTTGGAGTGCAAAAATAAATCGGACGCATCTAGAGCGCGTAACTGGAGCGGCTAAATTCATCTCTTTAGGAAAGGAGAATTTCGATAAAATTCGAAATGAGGCGAAGCCAAAAATGAAGATGTTTGCCTGTTTTGATATCGAAAAAGATGGAGCGATTAAATATCTTTCCGACTTTACTGAAAAATATCAAGAAAATCTTTTCAAAGAAAAGAAGCAATCCTCCGAAAGTCAAGACTTGGCCAAATTTTTCGATGTTACTGACAGAACAGTCAAAATGATTTCGAGAATGTATATTGAGAGTGGGAGCGAGATAATTGATTTTATAAATCCCATTCTGTTCGAGGCCCACACCTCATCTGACTGATTCGGATATAAAGTGGGTCGAGTTACATTAACTCAGCCTTCCGCATTGATGCTGGCGAGCCTAGTATTTGGAGCGCCAGCACTCCATTGCCGACGGGCGGGTGTTAAGACAAAGGATCAATACTGTATGGCATGAATTTCACGACTTCATCACCAACCCATTCGTTAAACGCTAGAAATTGTGACTGTAGCGGCGTGATCTCATTGCGCCCGAATACCTTCGCCGCCGTATCGGCCGCACCGAAGCCACCCGTATTGCTCGGCACGATGCCGAGCAATTGGGGCGGCACACGATGCGCCGCGAGCAGGTCGTCGCGCGTGATGTTCTTGATGTTGAAAAACTCGTCCTTCGCCGCGACCTCGGAAACCGGGATAAGCTGAAGCCCGTCCTTTTTGCCGTTCGGAGCGTAGTAGAACAGGTTCCGGAAGTTACCCGGCCCCTTGGCGCTTTTGAGGGCGTCGCGCAGTGCGTCGACATCATCCTGACTTTGCGCGGCGTCCGTCAAATACAGGATGAAGCCCGCATGGCTGCCGTTCTCGTAGTAGCGCCGGCGGAAAAGCGTCGATGACTCGTTCAGCCAGGCAGCGTGCAGGGCACCCAGGTATTCGGGCATCCCGTAGACCTCCTGATTAACGTCGGGCTCAATCAGGTGATGGACAGTGCCAGCCTCGAATTCGTGCACCACTTTCCAGCCGTCGGTTTGCGCGTAGCTCACCATATCGACCCGGCGGCGCATGTACTTGCCGGGTGCCGCCTCAAATCGCAACGTGCCGCCAAGCCGGTTTTTCTGGCGCTCCATGTAGCCATTGCCGAACATCAGGAAGTCGAGCGCCCAACGCCGGAACGTATCGCGCGAGAGCAGTGGGTGCGGGATAAACGTCGACGCGAGCACGTTTCGCTTGAAGTAGAGCGCTGACGCGTGGTGTGTGCCCGCCCTGAACGACTTCGCGAGACCTGCAAGACTGATCGGCGGTTCATACCAGCCGTTGTAGCTCACCAGCTCGGCGTAATCGAGCAGCTCGGCGCGGTTCATGACCGGCATCGGATCGCCGAACGTGAACGCGCTGGCGCCCGCCGGGGCACTACTTGCGGTAAGTGGGGCTGCTACCTGTTCAGTCTGTGCGCGCTGCTGCGCGCGTCGGTTTCTCGCTTTCATGAGGAAATCTCCATAAATCCAGATGTGCGGGCCGCCATGCCTTCCAGCGGCTCGTTTGAAATTGCGTGCAGGACGGCCCAGGCAAGGTCGGCGTGGCCGACTTCTTCGCTCCGGCCAGCCTCGTAGGTGACATGCCGGCCGCTCGCGGTGACGGTCTTTTTGATCGCCATGAAAGCAGCGGCCATATCCGTCCAGCCAGCATCGAACTGAAGGCGCGCGCCGTTCACCACCGACAAGCCTTTGAGCACAAGACGGCCTTTGACCTCGGGCGAGTAGTTGAACGCCACGGCGGCCGGGTAGAACTGGCGCACGAGCTGATAGACGCCCTGGCCAATGCCGGTCGTGTCGATCGCCATGTAGGCGACGTTGTAGCGCTGCGTGATTTCCTTAATTCTCTCGGCCTGCGCCTCGAAATCCATGCCGCGAAATTGATGCTTTTCCAGCACGCGCAGCGGGCCACCGGGAACCACGGGCGGCGCGATGACGACGAGTGCCGCGGAGTCGCCCGTTAGCGCCGGGTCATAGCCGACCCACACTGAACGGAAACCAAACGGGCGAAGCATCAGCGGCTCAACGTCGTCCCACACCTCCCACGAATCGACCATGCAGCGCTGTAGGTTCGCCAGCGTGAAAATCGACGCCGTGTCGTCGATAAACTGGCACATCAGCAGATTGGCGAAATCCTCTGGGCTGTACTTGCGCCGCAACTCCTCAAGGTCGAACAACGTGCAGCCGCCGCGCACGGCATCCTCAACCGTGACGATCTGGCGCCACTGGCCGTCCTCGCAAAGCCGACCGCGCGCAAGCGCTTCGTGCGTTATGTCGAAGTGAACGTGGTCGGCCTTCGCACGGCCGCGATTGATGTGCTCGCCGTTCCAGAACGTGTAGGCCTGATGCGCAAGGCTCGATGGCGTCGAAAAATACGTTTCGCGCCATTTCTTGTGCATCGCCATGCCAGAAGCGACTTTCTGAAGCTCCTTGAAACGGCCGATCCAGAAATATTCGTCGACGTACAGATTGCCGTGATAGCTCTGCGCCGTACGGGCATTCGTGCCGAGAAAATAAAGCGTCGCCTCGTTCGGTAAAACGATTGGATCGCCCGTCAAATCTACGTCGGCGGCCTCGCGCGCAAACTGCGCAATGTACTGCTTGAAAACGTGCGCCTGCGCCTTGCTCGCAGATAGAAAAATCTGGTTCCGGCCGGTTTGCAAGGCGTCGTCGAGCGCTTCGCGCGCGAAATAGAACGTCGCACCGATCTGCCGCGATTTAAGGATATTTCGTGTGCGTTGATGGCCGTTCCGATACCAGACTTTCTGGTAGTCAAACTGGCAATCAAGAAATGCCTCGTGCAAGCGTGCAACCTGCTCGTCGCTGAATTCGTTGCGCGTCTGCTTTTTCTTCGGCGCTGCGTTGCGCGCCTCAATGTTCGGGTTGAGATCCGATTCCTTGCCCGTTTCGCTGTACTTGCGCACGCGTGCGACGCGTTCGAGCTGGCGCATCAGCAGGTCGATTTCCTTGTAATCGCCTGGATCTTTCTTCTCTTTCGCGATCAACGCATTGACGCGCATTTCTGTCGTCAGCTCGATCGTGTCAATGGGCGACGTCTTATCCCAATTTTCGCGCTGCTTCCACGTCTCGACGGTCGAGCGGTTCAGGTTCAGATGACGCGCGATCGACGACACGCGCCACCCTTGCCAGTAGAGCGCGCGTGCAGCCTTTCGCGGGTCTGCGGTCGTAGTTGGGTTGTCCGTGATGTCGAGCATGGCAGAAGCGTACCCGCCCAACGCGCGCGCGCGCAGCAGTTCAATTTGTACCCGGCCGCGCCACGTTTTCAACTGATTGCCGTCGCCCGTCATCACCGGCAACATTCACTTACACGATTTACGAACCCAACACATAAGCCCCTTGTTCGGAGTGCAAACGATGCAAAAGCGAAGCCTGTCGATGCGAAAGCGCAACCTGTCTTTCATCGCTGCCGCCATCGGTTCGATCGCTGCGGTGTTCGCAGTCGACGCACATGCGGCGTCGAGCATGATTGCGACCGGCGCGCACAGTGCCGACGTGCTCGGCGTCGCTGGCTCCGCTGCGGCTGGCGTGCTCGGCGTTGGACAGATTGCGGCGGCGAGCGGTAACCACGCGATCACATCGAAAAAATTCCGCGTCGCAGTCGAAGGCGCGACGACGGACGGCCGTAGCATTGAGCGCGACTGGATTCAGCAGATGGCTGGCCAGTACGACCCTGAACTCTACGGCGCACGCGTCAACTGCGAGCACATTCGCGGCATGGCGCCCATGACGGGCGACGCGAATTCGAGTCCTTTCGGCGCCTATGGCGACGTGATCGGACTTTCGGCCGAGCAAATCGCTGACGGCCCGCTCAAGGGCAAGCTCGCACTGTTCGCGCAGGTGGCGCCGACGCAGGAGCTGATCGACCTATCGAACGCCCGCCAAAAGGTGTACACGTCGATCGAGATTAATCCCTCATTCGCGGACACCAAGCAGGCATATCTGATCGGTCTGGCAATCACCGACAGCCCCGCAAGTCTCGGCACCCAAATGCTGACCTTTGCCGCGACGCAGGGCGAAAACAATCCGCTCGCACACCGCAAGCAATCGCCCGGCAACCTGTTCACTGCCTGCGAAGAAACTACGCTCGAATTCGAAGCCACGACCCAGACGCCAATCGCCGCCGGCGCGGCACTCTTCAAGCGCGTGGGCGAAATCCTTGGCTTCGTGAAAGAGAAGGGCGCCAACGACGACAAGCGATTCAGCGACATGACGCAGGCCGTCGAAATGCTCGCTACCTTTTCCCGCGAGCAGGCCACGCGCGCCGACACCTTCGCCGACCAGCTCACGAAGCTGGAAGTCGAATTGAAGACCGAACGCGAGGCGCACACCGCGACGGCGAAGAAGCTCGCCGAGCTGACGCAGACGCTATCGACGCAACCGGCGGGCGCAGTGCGGCCGACTGCAACCGGCACGCACGACGGCCACAAGACCGACTGCTAAGCGAATCCCGTCCGCAACCCCTCAACGAATCGGAGATTTACCCTTATGCGCAACGAAACCCGCGCGAAGTTCGACGCCTACCTTGGCGATATCGCGAAGCTCAACGGCGTGCCGAATGCCGCCGTGAAGTTCACGGTCGACCCGTCCGTGCAGCAAACGCTCGAAGGTCGCATTCAGGCGTCGAGCGAATTCCTGAAGCGCATCAACATGATCGGCGTCGACGCACAGGCCGGCCAGAAAATCGGCCTCGGTATCGGCGGCCCGATCGCCAGCACGACCGACACGAGCGCGAAAGATCGCACGCCCGTTGATCCGGCAACGCTCGACGACAGCGGCTATTTCTGCACGCAGACGAATTTCGACACGGCGCTGTCGTATGGCCGTCTCGACGCCTGGGCGCACAAGCCGGAATTCCAGACGCTGATTCGCGATGCGATCCTGACGCGTACCGCGCTCGATCGCATCTGCATCGGCTTCAACGGCACGAGCCGCGCTGCGACGTCCGACCGCACGAAAAACCCGCTCTTGCAGGACGTGAACAAGGGCTGGCTCCAGAAGTTCCGCGACAACGCGGGCGATCGTGTGCTGCACGAAGTCGTCAAGGATTCGGGCAAGGTCAAGATCGGCAAGGGCGCCGATTATGAAAATCTCGATGCGCTCGTGCTCGACGCGCTGCAACTGCTCGACGAGTGGTATCGCGACGATCCGTCCGTCGTCGTGGTGCTCGGCAGCGCGCTGCTGCACGACAAGTATTTCCCGATCGTGAGCAACGCCAACGTCGCGACCGAACAGGCTGCGCTCGATCTGGTTGTGAGTAGCAAGCGCATCGGCGGCAAGCAGGCTGTGAGCGCGCCGTTCATCCCGGCCGACAAGATGCTCATTACGCGCCTCGACAACCTGTCGATCTACTACCAGAACGGCGGCCGCCGTCGCTCGGTCATCGACAACCCGCGCCGCGATCAGGTGGAGAACTTCGAATCGAGCAACGAGGCGTACGTCGTCGAAGACTACGGTTGCGGCGCAGTGGTGGAAAACATCGAAATCGAGAAGGCAGCGGCCTGACCATGACCACACCCGCACGTCGACATCAGGCACGCGTGCGCGCCGAGCGCGCGGCCGCCTCCGCGGCCGCTGGCGAATCGCTCGCTGGCGCCAGTCATTACGAGCTGATGCTTGCGAAGCTGCTCACCGACATTCGTCGCTTGCACGAGATTCAGTCTGTTGCGCGCAAGATCGAAGTCAAGCGCGAAGTGCTGCCGGAGTACGCCGACTATGTGTCAGGCGCACTCAAGGGCGGGCGCGGCGCACAAGACGACGTTCTCACCACGGTCATGATCTGGCGCATCGACGCGGGCGAATTCACTGGCGCGCTCGAAATCGCGCGCTACGCGCTGCGGCATGGCCTCACGCTGCCCGCACGATACGAGCGATCGACGGCCGCTGCTGTCGCCGAAGAATTCGCCGACGCCGCGCTCACGGCGCTGCGCGATGGCGGTATGTTCGACGCCGACCAGCTAAACGAAGTGCGCGAGCTGACTGAGCGCACCGACATGCACGACCAGATTCGCGCGAAGCTGAACAAGGCGATCGGCCTCGCGTACATCGGCCGGCTAGACAGCGACGGTCTTGTCGGTCTTGATCTCGGTTACGCGCGATCGGCGCTGCACTACCTTCAAGCGGCGCTCCAGCTCGACGCGCGCGCCGGCGTGAAACAGAACATTACTCGGCTCGAAAAGATGCTGAGTGATGCGGTCGGCCACCAGGCCGCCCGCACGTAAAGAGCCCCCCCGGCAATGGCGGCACCGGCGTTCACTCCCAACACCTGACGGCAACGGGATTCGAACGCCGGTTCACCGCCACCTATTCCACGCCCTGACATGAGTAGCTTTCTCGCCACCGCTGAGCCGACGCAAGCGACTTCCGTAACGACCGCGAAGCTCACCAATGACGGATGGTTTCCGGATATTGGCCTTGTAGAGCTGCGCGAAGAAACGCGCCTTGACGGCACGGTAACGGACACGCGCCTGCGCTCGGCGGCGCTCGATGCAATGGCGAGCTGCAATGCAGAGCTGCAAACGTGGCAGGGCGGCCAGCTCGCGCGCGGCTATGCAGACCTTGCGAGTGTGCCCGCACCACAGCTCGGCGGCGTCAGTACGCATGTGCTGCGCTATCGCCGCGCCATCTACAACCATGTTCGCGCCGATCTGACGGAGCAATATCGCGGCCTCGACACCACAAAGACCGGCGGCCAGAAGGCTGAAGCGCTCGACGAAACGATTTGCGAGGCGCGGCGCAATGTCCGCATCGCGCTCGCGGACATTCGCGGGCTTAGGCATTCAACGATCGAGCTGATCTGATGAAAGTCATCGCGCAGCAGGGCGAAACCGTCGATGCGCTGTGCTGGCGTTACTACGGCCGCACCGATGGCACGGTTGAAGCAGTACTGGAAGCGAATAACGGCCTGGCCGATCACGGCCCCGTGCTGCCCCTCGGCCTCTCTGTTGAGATGCCCGACCTCGGCACCGTGCAGACCACCAAGCCGCTGATTCAACTGTTTGATTGACACAGGAGCCGCACGTATGGCCGAACCGAACACCACTAGCGCAGTCGTGATTTCCGCCGCGCTCGGCGCCGCCGGCGCCGTGCCAGGAATCGACGGTAACGCGCTGATCGGCGCATTCACGGGCGCTGCGCTCGTCGTTGTCACATCGAAGAACATCGGCATTTTCACGCGCTTTGCGTACCTGCTGATTTCGCTCGTGATGGGCTATCTCGCGGCCCCTGAAATCGTGCGCGAAACTCCGATCCAGTCGACCGGCCTCGCTGCGTTCTTCGCGGCCTCGCTCGTGATTACCGTCACGCTGCAACTGATCGAGCGCGTGAAAAACACCGATCTGCTCGCTTTCCTCAAGAAAGGGGAGTGACCATGCACACGACCCTTGCCATCCTCGCGATCGCTGCGCAGCTCGCGGCCGTGCTGCGCCTGCTGACTTACCAGCGCAACGGCGCGCGCCATCGCCACCACGTTTCATGGGTCGCATGGCTGCTCGTCGTAACTCTCGGCTGCTCGTCGATCGAGCTGGCGATGCACGCGCAGCGCACCGGCCTTTTCGAAGCCGGCAAATCGTTCCTGCTGGCTTTTTTCGTGTTCGCTACGCGCGGCAATGTCGCGCGTCTGCTTCGGAGTGAACCCCAATGAAAACTCACCGCCTCGGCGATCGCGGCAACGATATCGGCGTGTTTCAAACGCGCCTGAAACGCGCCGGCTACACCGTCGACGTGACGAACGCATTCGACGCCGCGACCGAAGCGGCCGTGATGGCGCTCCAGACGAAAACCGGCCTCGTCGTCGACGGCATCGCCGGCCCGAAAACGTACTCTGCGCTGATGACGGGCCGCCGCGATCCGAAGCACCTCGCCGACGCCGACCTCGTGCGCGCGGCCGAAACGCTCGACGTGCCGCTCGCCAGCGTGCGCGCCGTGAACGAAGTCGAATCGCACGGCTCGGGCTATCTGCTCGACGGCCGCCCCGTGATCCTTTTCGAGCGCCATGTTTTCTATCGCCGCCTGAAGGCCATCGGCATCGACCCCGACCCGATCGCGCAGAAAACCCCGAACATCGTCTATCCGACCTATGGCGGGTATTCAGGCGGCGCGGCCGAATACACGCGCCTGGGCTCGGCCGAGCTGATCGACCCCACGGCCGCCTATGAATCGGCGAGCTGGGGCGCGTTTCAGGTGATGGGCGAAAACTGGAAGCGCCTTGGCTATTCAAGCATCGTCGATTTCGTGAGCCGGATGGAAAACAGCGAAGCCGACCAGCTCGACGCGTTTGTGCGCTACGTGGCGGCAGATAGCGCCCTCGTGGCGGCGCTCAAGGCCCGGAAGTGGGCGGCATTCGCCAAGGGCTACAACGGACCGGATTTCGCGCGCAACCTGTACGACGTGAAGCTCGCCCGCGCGTATGACAAATACGCACCTGCGAAGGCGGCCGCATGAACGCGATCGCCGCGAAGCTGATCGCCGGCGCAATCGCACTCGCGCTGCTCGTCGCCGGCGTGCTGTACGTTCGCGCGCTGCGCGCCGAGCTGGCCGACGCGAATCACCAGCTCGAAGGCGCGCGCGCCGATATCGAAGGGCGCGACAAGACAATCGACGGCCTGCGCGCGAATGCGCACGAGAAGGTCGACCAGCAAAAGCAACTCGACGCGTCGACGGACAAGGTATCGACCAAGCTCGCCGCCGCGCGTGAGGACATTCGAAAGGTCATTCATGAAAATCCGATCGTGCGCTCGTGGGCTGACACTGCTTTGCCTGACGACGTTGTGCGCCTGTCAAACACGCCCGCCGCAACCGGCGCCGACGCTTACCGTCCAGGAATGCCAAGTGATATCACGCTGCACGCTGCCGGCAATGGCGCCGACGACTAACGGCGAGCTGCACGACGCGTTCGAAAACGCCAAGGGCGCATGGGCTATGTGTGCGGCTAGGGTCGACATGATCGTCGACTGTCAGGCGAAGGCACAGGCGAAGATCGACGCCGAGACAGCAGCCGCGAAAGCCTTGCCATGAAAAAGCCCGCAAGCCTGCGCGCGGCGATCACCGCCGCGCTGCCCGAGCTGGCCACCGACCCCGACAAGCTCAGCGTGCATATCGACGCGGGCGTGATTGAGGCATCCGGCGGCCTGTCGGCATCGTTCGAATACCGGTACACCTGCAATGTGATCCTGCTCGATTTCGCGGGCGACGCCGATCTGCTTTTCATCGCCATCAATGAATGGGCTCGTCGCTATCAGGTGGATTTGCTCAACGATCCCGAAGCGCGCGCCAACGGCATTACGTTCGAAGTTGACATCCTCGCAAACGAACTCGCGGACGTGTCGATCAAGCTCCAGCTCACCGAATGCGTTGTCGTAGGCGTCGACGCAGACGGCGGACGCACGATCACCCACATCGACGATTCGTTCGAACCGCCGTACACGATCACGAACGTTGCCGAGCCGAATCCCGACCCCGAATCAATATTCGTGCGCAGCGAGCGCGATGGCATGGAGTCGCAGGTATGGCCGAAGTGAGCGACGATCTGCGCGCCGTAGAGCGCTGGGCGTCGACGCTGCTCGCGCAGCTCACGCCAGCCGGCCAGCGCAAGGCCTTGCTCGATGTGTCGCGCGATCTGCGCCGCAGCCAGCAATCACGCATCGCGGCACAGAAGAACCCGGACGGCTCGCGCTACAAGCCACGCAAACCGAAAACCCAGCGCGGCGCGAAGAACCTGCGCGGCAAGGCCGGCCGCATCAAGCGGCAAAAGATGTTCGCGAAGCTGCGCACGTCGCGATACATGCAGGTCGAAGCGACGGGCGAAGGCCTCGCGATCGGATTCGCCGGCCGCGTCGCGCGCATCGCTCGGATTCACCAGCTCGGCGAGCTGGCGCCCGTGGCACCGAAAGGGCCGATGGCGCTTTATCCTGCCCGCGTGCTGCTCGGATTTTCCGACGCCGATCGCGAACTGATACGTGATCGACTGTTGCATCACATCACAAAAGACCCCTGAAAGCAGGGGCTTTTTTGTATCCAGACGCGTCACACGCGCATCTACTCGCCTCGCGCGAGCGGCGTCGGCAACATGGCTGCATGGACGCCAACGAATCCCGCCGCCAACTCGTGAACATGATCCGCAAAGGATCTGTTTTCGACATCAACCTCGAAAGCGTACCGCCGACGTGTCGCGTTTCCGTGGGCGATCCTGACGACGCCGACAATCCCGGCCTCACGACCAACTGGATTCCCTTTTTCACCGTTCGCGCCGGCACCACCCGCGAATGGAACCCGATCACGAAGGGCGAAAAGGTTGTTCTTTTCTGCCCGATGGGCGACCCCGCGCAGGGCGTCGCGCTGGCCGGCCTGAACGACGAGAACACGCCGCAGCCGAGCACCAGCCCCGACAAGCACATGCGCGTCTATCCCGACGGCGCCGCGATCGAGTATGACCACGCCAAGCACGCGCTGGCCGTGACGCTGCCCGCCGGCGCAACCGTGCTGATCGTCGCACCGGGCGCCGTGAACGTGCAGACCAAAACCGCAACCGTGCAGGCCGACACCATCACGCTCGATGGCGATGCAACCGTCACGAAATCGCTCACCGTGAAAGGCCCGCTTTCTTTCGAAGCCGGCATGACAGGGAAGGGCGGCACCGGCGCCGTCATGAAGATCGACGGCTCGGCCGAACTCACCGGCGACGTGAAGGCCGGAAACATCAGCCTGATCGGCCACACGCACCGCGAACAGGGCGACGGCAATCTCGTGAGCAAGCCGCAATGAAAGGCATGAACGCCATCACGGGCCGCACCATCAGCGGGCTCGATCACCTCTATCAGTCAATCGGGCAAATCCTCTCGACCGCGCTCGCGTCGCGCCTCAAGCGCCGCACGTTCGGTTCGGATATTCCCGACCTCATCGACGCTCCGACGAACAATGAAACGCGCACGCGTCTCTATGCCGCGACTGCGACCGCACTCATGCGCTGGGAACCGCGGCTAACGCTCACGCGCGTCCAGTTTGCGATGGACACGAACGACGCCGGCCAACCCGTGCAATACCTCGATATCGAAGGCTATACGACGGAAGCCGGCGAGCCGGTCAACACGAGCATTAATCTTTCCACGGGGGCCGCATCGTGAGCGCCACGCCGATCGACCTTTCCCAGCTCGCCGCGCCCGATATCGTCGAAACCATCGACTATGAAACGATCCTGGCCACCCGCAAGGCGCGCTTTGTGTCGCTCTATCCGGCCGACGACCAGGCCGAAGTCGCTGCAACGCTAGAACTCGAATCCGAGCCCATTACCAAGACGTTGCAGGAAAACGCCTATCGTGAAGTCGTGCTGCGCCAGCGCGTGAACGACGCGGCGCGCGCGGTCATGCTCGCGTATGCCGGCGGCGGCGATCTGGAACAGCTCGCGGCTTTCTTCGAAATCGAACGCCTGACGATCACGCCGGCCAACCCGGCGACCAACACGCCGGCCGTAATGGAAGAAGACACCGATCTGCGCTATCGCACGCAGCTCGCGCCGCAAAGTATGTCCGTCGCCGGCCCCGAAGGCGCCTACGTCTCGCACGCCCGCAACGCGCACGGCCTCGTGCTCGATGCGTCGGCGACGAGCCCCACGCCGTGTCAGGTTGTCGTGACCGTGCTTTCGCGCAGCGGCAACGGGTCGATCCAGAACGGCGACGGCATTCTCGACGCCGTGCGCGCCGCCCTGACGGCCGACGATGTTCGCCCGCTCACCGACGAAGTGATCGTGCAGGGCGCCCAAATCAACGAATGGAAGGTAGACGCCACGCTCATTTTCTTCGCCGGCCCCGATCGCTCCGTCGCACTCGCGGCCGCACAGAAAGCGATGGCCAAGTACGCGGCCGACATGCACCGGCTCGGCATGGAAATTACGCTTGATGGCGTTTATGCGGCCGCGCGTCAGGCGGGCGTGCAGAAGGTCATTCTTCGCAGTCCGCTCGCGAATATGCCGTCGACGAAGCTCCAGGCGCCGTACTGCACGAGCGTCAACCTGATCGACGGCGGGGTATACACGAATGAGTGACCTTCTCCCGCCGAACGCGACCACGCTAGAGCGCAACCTCGCGACGACGAACGCGGCCATCAGCGATATCGACGTGCCCCTGCGCACGCTCATGAACCCGGACACGATCCGCGCCGATCTGCTGCCGTGGCTCGCATGGCACCTCGGCGTCGATACGTGGAAAGACTACTGGCCCGAGAGCGTCAAGCGTGCCCGCGTCAAGCAGGCCATTCCGATCGCTCGCAAGAAGGGCACAGCGGCGGCCGTGCGTGAAGTCGTCGCGACGTTCGGCGCCAATCTCGTGCTTCGCACATGGTTCGAAAAGACGCCTCGCGGCACGCCTGGCACGTTCGACGTTGTGATGACCGTATCGGGCCGCGACGGCGAGCCGGCGACGGCCGAATACGTCGCCGACATCATCGCGGAAATCGAGCGCACGAAGTCCGTGCGCGATCACTACACATTCACGCAGGGCTATGCCATGCAGGCCCGCGTCGGCGTCGCCTGCGCGGCGCAACCGGCGATCTATCGCCGCCTGACCCTCTCGGATATCTGACATGGCCGGAACCCTCATTACCATATCGGACGCGTTTCGCGCGGCGCTCGTCGCCGCCGGCAACACCGGCACGAACGCGCACAAGGTTGTTTCGATCGGCCTCGCGACGGCCGCTTTCGACGCGACAAACAAGAAGCTCACGAAACTGCCGAACGAGCTGAAGCGCATCACCACGTTCGGCGGCCAGAACATCGCCGCCGATACGATTCATGTGACGCTGCTCGACGACTCGGCCGACCAGTTCAGTCTGTTCGGTTTCGGCTTCTATCTGGAAGACGGCACGCTTGCCGCGTATTACAGCCAGGCGGCCGCGATCATGGAAAAGTCGCCGGCGGCGCAACTGCTGCTGTCCGTCGACACGCAATTCGCCTCGATCGACGCCGCCACGCTTTCTTTCCCGGCCGCCTCTTTCCTCAACCCGCCGGCCAGTGAAACCGTGCAGGGCGTGATCGAGCTGGCCACGCAGGCGGAAACCAACGCTGGCACCGATGACGCTCGCGCCATCACGCCGAAAAAGGCGGCCGCGCGTTTCGCGCCGCAAGTCGCGCCCACGTTTTCCGGCCCCGTGATCGTCAACGGCGATACGACCATCACCGGCATCGCGAAGATCGGCACCCGCGCCCTGTTCGGGCCGATCGCTGACGATAGTTCAACGCGTGTGCAGGTTGATGGAAGCGTGCGCGCGGCGAACTATTTCATCAACGGCCAGGCGGCCGCCGATGCTGGCGTGTTCGGGTTCGGCAACGCGAACGGCCCCGCTGTCGCCGCGTATGGCTCCGCGACGTCAGGCGCTGGCGCGCTCGTGTTGAGGACGGCGGGCAATGAACGCGCTCGCATAAGCGGCGCCGGCCGCGCGCTCTTTGGCACCACCAATGACGATGGTGTAAATCAGGTTCAAATCGCGGGCAACTCCCGAACGTATGGCACACACGTTGCCGGCGCCGCCGGCACAGCGACCGCGTGGGTGTCGTCCGATTCGTCTTTCGGATATTTCCGCACGGCAGGACACGCGACGATCGGCTCGGAAAACGTGAACGGTTTCACCGACATCCTTGCGGGCGGCGCCGCACGCGTGCGCGTGCTGCCCTCGGGGCGCGTGGCGATGGGGCAAACGGCAAACGACGACGGATCAAGCACGCTCCAGGTTGCGGGCAACGGCCGCTTTTCCGGCGAAGTGCAATCCACGGCATCTGTCGCCCAGTTCCGCGCCGTGTTCGGCAACTACGGCACCATGCTGCGCAACGACGGCACGAACGTCTATCTGCTGCAAACAGCAAGCGGCGACCCTTACGGAACATGGAACGCTTACCGGCCGCTCTCGTGGGGGCTGTCGGATGGGGCTGTACGGATTGACCAGACTGGCGCCAGCACGACGTTCGGCGGCGCGGTCATTTTGAGTAATGTCGACGGCTCGGCCAAGCCGCTCGCGATTCGGGCCAATGCGGGGCAACAACGCAACCTCCAATTCCAGACTGGCGACAAGAACCGCTGGCAGCTTATGACCGATTCGCTCGCTGAATCGGGGTCTAACAACGGGTCGGATTTTTATATTCAGGCGTTCACCGATGCCGGCGCATGGTCGTTTAATCCGTTCGTCATCAAGCGCAGCAATGGCCGCGTGATTATCAATAACGGCGTGGACGTCATTGATAAGCTCTCGATCAACCGTTCGAATGGCGAAGGCGAAATTCTGCTCGGCCAGAACGACGGCTATTTCTTCGGCAACGCTAACGAAGCTGGCTGGTACTCGCCCACGAAAGGCAAATGGGCGTGGAATTTCGCTCAAAGCAATCTCATCGTCGGCACCTATCCGGTTTGGCATTCGGGCAACCTGCCGAGCCCGGTACAGACCTCGGGCGCAAATTTCACCGGCAACATTAAAGCCCCGGTCGTCACTGTCGACAATGCCGCAGCCTGGGGCACGCTCTGGTTCAATAACAACGGTAAAGGCCGCTGGACAATCAGCAAGAACGGCGATACCGAACAGGGCGGCAACGCAGGCAGCAACCTGGAAATAAGGGCAATCGCTGACGACGGCACCGGTCAAACGACCGCGCTGTCGATCAACCGTTCGAACGCTATTACGACGTTCGCCAAGCGCCCGATTTTCGGCACCGCGACGCCGTGGGATACCGCGAACCTGTCGCCGCTCGATGTGAACAACGGCGGCACGATGAAGGGCGATGTCTGGTTCGACCCTGGCAAACGGATTTTGCTGAGCGAAGGCAGCCAGGGCGCACCCTCTCTGACGTTCACGAACGACGGCGCACCCGATACCGGCATTTATCACATCGGCGACGGCTCGTTCGGCATTACCTGCAACTCGAATGGGCAAGTGCGGTTCACGCCCGGTCAGACGTATTTCGACACTGCTGTAGCGGGGCCGACGCCGAACGCTGGCGACAATTCGAGCCAGCTTTCGACGACGGCTTTCGTCACGGCCGCGATGCTGAATGCGACTGTCGGGCAAATCGTGTTTGAGCCGCGCACGGCGGCCCGAGCTGGCTATCTGAAGCTGAATGGCGCGGTCGTGAAGCGAACCGATTACCCGGCCTTGTGGGCGTATGCACAGGCAAGCGGCGCACTCGTATCTGATGCGACCTGGGGCAGTGGCAGCCAGGGCTGCTTCTCAAGTGGGGACGGCGCAACCACGTTTCGCATTCCCGAGCTGCGCGGCGAGTTTCTGCGTTGCTGGGATGACAGCCGAGGCGTTGACGGCGGCCGCACGCTTGGATCGTTTCAGGACAGCCAGAACCGTTCTCATGCACACGGCGCCTCGTCGGCAGCCGTGGGCGATCACGCGCACAGCGCATGGACGGACGCGCAGGGCGCGCACGGCCACGGCGGCGGAACCGGCGGCGTCGGCGATCACCAGCACGGCAGCCCATACGCGCAAAACACAGGGATTGGCTCGCCGTGGGGTTTCTGGGATACGTCCAACAACCACGTCGGCATGAAAGACACCGACGGCGACAACTCCTATTACCTCACCAGCCCGGCGGGCGGCCATAACCACTCGATCGCGACTGACGGCTCGCACGGCCATAACGTCGGCGTCGGCAACGCGGGCAGCCACGCCCACACGATCACCGTCAACGCAGACGGCGGCAACGAAACCCGCGTGCGTAACGTCGCCATGCTGGCGATGATCCGCGCGTTCTAAAAGGAAGCACCGTGTATATCCATAACTACGACAACACGACGGGCCAGTACATCAGCACCAATCTGGCCGACGCTGATCCGAAAAATCAGGATCGCTGGCTAGTTCCGGCTTTCTGTACGGATATCCAGCCGCCCGAGCGTGTGCGCAACGAATGGCCGTTCTTTGTCGACGGCGCATGGACGCTCAAGCCCGACTATCGCGGCCAGATGCTTTACCGCACCGAGAACGGCGAACCGGCCGAAATCCTGATGGCTGGCATTGCGCCGGCCGACGCAGGCCTCACCACCATGCCGCGCCCGTCCGATCAATACGTCTGGAGCAATGACGCCTGGGCGCTCGATCCGGTCATTGTCGCAGCGCAGAAGCGTGCGGCGGCCATGAAGGAATTCGAAGCGCTGATCGAAGCGGCACGCGCGGCGAACACGGGCAAATCCGACGCCTACCTCGCTGGGCTGCTCTCGCCGGCGCAAGTCGCTCTATTCAAGGCCTGGGCGAAATACCAGACCGATCTGGTCGACGTGATCGCCTCGGCCAGTTTTCCCGACGATTTCGCCTGGCCGGCGAAGCCTGACGCCGACGCAATCGCGGCACAGGTCGAAGCCGATGCCCGCGCGAAGGCACAGGCAGACGCAGACGCACAGGCAGCGCTGGAAGCCGCGCGCGCACCGCAAGACACCGCCGCCGGCGAGTGATCGAACCAACAAACCAACCTCTGTAAAGGATCTGAAAAATGGCACTGAAAAAAGAAGTCCTCATCGCAGCATGTGGCGCACCGGCAACGATTCACCGCGTCGATTCCGTCACGCTCAACAAGCAGGCCAATAGCACCGTCGCAACCGTTTCGAGCTTCTACAACACGGCCGCGCTATCGCAAGGCCTGCAACCGCTCGCGCAGATGGCGATTCAGCTCGACGGCCTGCCGGCCAAGGGGCAGGACGCCTGGGAATTCGCCGAGACGGCGCTCGTCGCAGCCGCACCGGATGGCACGACCGTTGATGCAGTGATCCAGCAGTACGGCGTCGACCGTCACGTATTCGCCGGCGCCGAAATCCTCGACGTGTAATCGCACGCGCCGGCGCACTGCCGGCGCACCACACAAACACTGATCGGGCGCACTCCCGATTTAACTCACCACTGGAGTTCACCACATGGCGCAGGACTATCACCACGGGGTACGCGTTGACGAAATCAACGAAGGCACGCGCCCGATCCGTTCGGTTTCGACCGCCATCATCGGCGTGGTTTGCACGGCCGAAGATGCCGACGCGGCAACCTTCCCGCTCGACACGCCCGTGCTCATCACGAACGTTGTCGCCGCGCTCGGCAAGGCCGGCACCAAGGGCACGCTTTACAAGACGCTCGACGCCATCGGCAAGCAGACGAAGCCGATCACCGTAGTCGTGCGCGTCGCCGAAGGCGCCGACGCGGCCGCGACCTCGACGAATGTAATCGGCACTGTCACGGTTGATGGCAAATACACCGGCATGAAAGCGCTGCTTACGGCGCAGGCGAAGCTGTCCGTTAAGCCGCGAATCATCGGCGCCCCGTTCCTCGATACGCAGGCCGTCGCCGTGGAGCTGGCCGCGCTCGCGCAATCGCTGCGCGGCTTTACCTATGTGTACGCGAACGGCTGCAAGACGAAGGAAGAAGCGACCACGTACCGCAAGCAATTCAGCCAGCGCGAAGTCATGGTGATCTGGCCGAATTTCCTCGCGTGGGACGAAACGAAGAATGCGAATGTCGAAGTCCCGGCCACGGCCTATGCGCTTGGCCTGCGCGCGAAGATCGACAACGATACGGGCTGGCACAAGACGCTTTCGAACGTCGCCGTGAATGGCGTTGTCGGCATCAGCCAGGACGTTTTCTGGGATTTGCAGAACCCGGCAACCGATGCGGGCTATCTGAATGAAAACGACGTGACGACGCTCATCAACCGCAATGGCTATCGTTTCTGGGGCTCGCGCACCTGCTCGGATGATCCTTTGTTCGCGTTCGAGAACTACACGCGCACCGCGCAGGTGATCGCGGATTCGATCGCCGAGGCGCAAATGCCCGTCGTCGACGGCCCGCTCAATCCGTCGCTGCCGAAAGACATCATCGAAAGCATTAACGGATGGTTCCGCTCGATGACCTCGCAGGGCTATCTGATCGGCGGCGGCTCGTGGTTCGACCCGGAACCCAACGACACCGACACGCTGAAGTCGGGCGAGGCCTATATCGACTATGACTATACGCCCGTGCCCCCGCTCGAAAATCTGATGCTGCGCCAGCGCATCACCGATCGTTACCTGGCTGATTTCGCGTCGCGCGTGAACGCGTAACGCCGGCCATCACAGGAGATAGAACGCATGGCACTGCCGCGCAAACTCAAGAATTTCAACCTGTTCAACAACGGCGAAAGCTATGCCGGCGTCGTTCCCGAACTCACGCTGCCGAAGCTCTCGCGCAAGATGGAGGACTATCAAGCCGGCGGCATGAGTGGCCCGGTCAAGATCGACCAGGGGCAGGAGGCTATCCAGTTCGAATGGACGGCCGGCGGCTTTCTCAAGACGGCGCTCCAGCAGTACGGCGCACTGAAGCATGACGCCGTGATGCTGCGTTTCGCCGGCGCCTATCGCGCCGAAGATGCGACGACGCACGACTCAATCGAAGTCATCGTGCGCGGCCGCCATCAGGAAATTGACATGGGCTCGGCGAAGCTGAAAGACGACACCGCGCACAAGTTCACGACCGTCGCGAGCTATTACAAGCTGTCCGTGAACAACTCGGCGATTATCGAACTCGATTTCGTGAACATGATCGAGATTGTGAACGGCGTCGACCTGCTGCAAGACCTTCGCACGGCCATCGGCCTGTAACCCGGATGCGGCCCCATAGCGGGCCGCCAACGGGCTCGCCCATCCTCACCTATATCCAGACCATGAAAACGAACAACCAAGCCAGCAGCGCCCCGCAATCCGGCTCGCACGCACACAGCATCACCGAAGACGGCGGCCACCGCCACACCGCATGGACGGAAGTGCAGGGCACGCACAGCCACGGCATCACCGACTCCGGCCACGCTCACCAGCTCGAAGCCGCCGGCGCAGCGCAGACCGAAGCGCCGAAAGACCCGAACACGCACACGCTCGATACCCCGATCACGCGCGGCGGCCAGACGATCGACAAGCTCACGCTGCGCAAGCCAAGCGCCGGCGAGCTGCGCGGCGTGTCGCTCGCCGACCTCGTGAATCTCGACGTTTCCGCGCTCTCGAAAGTGCTGCCGCGCATCACCACGCCGACGCTTACCGAATTCGATGTCGCGCAGCTCGACCCTGCCGACCTCGTGCAGCTCGGGGGGATGTTCGCGGGTTTTTTGATGCCGAAGGCCGCGAAAGCGCGCATGGAATCCCTGACCGCGTAGAAGACGCAATGGCCGATATCGCGACTGTTTTCGGGGGATGGACACCCGAACTCATGGGCGAATGGGGCCTGGCTGAATTGATGGACTGGCGCGAGCGGGCGCGCGTGCGCTCGCCATACAGCAACGGAAGCGATAACGACGATGGATAACGCCCTGAAACTTCGCGTGATGTTCGACATGATCGACAACATCACGAAGCCCCTGAAAACAATTCTCGCGGGTAACAAGGGGCTTGCCAGCTCGCTCAAGGAAACGCGGGCCGAGCTGGCCGATATGGGCAAGTCGCAGAAGACCGTCGCCATGTTCCGCGAGCTGCGCGCCGGCGCAGAAACCACCTCGACCAAACTCACCGCGGCGACCGCGCGCGTGCGCGAGCTTACCGGCTCGCTGCGCGCGTTCGGGCCGCCGTCGCAGCAGATGACCGCCGAGCTGGCGAAGGCGAAACAGGCCGCGTCAAACCTGCGAGCCGAACAGAAGCAGCAAAACACCACGCTCGACGAGCTGCGCACGCGCCTGTCGGCCGCCGGCATCGACACGCGCAACCTGTCGCAGCACGAACGCGAGCTGCGCACCAACATCGCCGCCACCACGGCAACGATGAACGCTCAGATGCAACGCCTCGATGCGATCGCCGATCGCGAGAAGCGCGTCGCGAGCGCGCGCAAGAGTATGCAGACCATGCAGGGCGTCGCCGGTAGCATGGCCGTGGCGGGCTATGCCGCGAAATCAACCGGCCAGCATGTTTTTGCTGATCTGCACGAATCCATCGACCAGGCGAAGAAAGTACAGAACGAGCGCGGCCGCATCGGCGCGCTCGGCCTCGGCGACGAAGCCACCAAGGACGCCGAGAAATACGCACGCGCCATGAAGATGATGGGCGTCAGTACGTCCGACAACATGACGTTGATGCGCGATTCAATGTCGATCTTTGCCGACGAGCATCACGCACAAATGGCGATGCCCGTACTCGCAAAAATGAAGTTCGCCAACGAAGCGATGTTCGGCGCCGAGGAAGGGCACGAGAACGAAGAAAAGTTCATGAACATGCTCAAGGTGATCGAGCTGCGCGGCGGCACCAAGGACGAAGGCACGTTCAAGAGCGAAGCGGACAAGGTTCAAAAAGTGCTGTCGGCCACCGGCGGCCGGGTCGGCGGAGACGAGTGGAAAAACTTTATCCAGACCGGCAAGACGGCCGCGAAGCAGATGCGGCAAGACGCGTTCTATTACCAGATGGAACCGCTCATTCAGGAAATGGGCGGCCACGCGGCCGGCACCGGCGTTGCTGCCGCATACAGCAATCTCATGCAGGGCAAGACAACCGTGCGAGCTGCAAAGCGCATGGTCGAACTCGGCCTTGTCGACAAAAAGAACGTGGAGTTCAACAAGATCGGCAACGTGAGCCGCATCAAACCGGGCGCGCTCATCGAAGGCGATCTGTACAAGGCCTCACCGTTCGAATGGATGGAAAAGGTTTTGCTTCCCAAGCTCAAGGCGAAGGGCATCACCGACCAGAGCAAGATTCTCGACGAGTTCGGCACCATCATGACGAACGGCAACGGGGCTAACCTGTTCGCCACCATGTACATGCAGCGCGCCCAGATTCACAAGAGCGAAAAGCTCAATCAGGGCGCGTATGGTATCGACCAGTTGCACTCACTCGCGAGCAAGCAGACCGAAGGCCGCGAGCTGGATGCGATGGCGAAGATGCGCGACTTGCAGCTCGAAATCGGCGAACACGTCGCGCCGCTCTATAACGCCGCGCTCGACAAAATCCGCCTGACGCTCGGCGCGATTATCGACCTCGCGCACAAGCACAGCACGACCGCGAAAATCGTGCTGTCGTTCGTCGCCGCGATCGCCGCCGTGCTCGTGATTCTCGGCACGCTGACGATCGTACTGGCTGGCGTTCTAGGCCCGATGGCCGTCGTCAAATTCAGTATGCAAACGCTCGGGATGAAGGGCGGCTATCTCGCGCGCGGGCTCGGGCTGGCGTCCAGTGCAATGCGCCTGTTCGGCACGGCCGCCATGTGGGCGGGCCGCGCGCTGCTCACTACGCCGATCGGCTGGATCACGCTCGGCATTGCGGCGATCGCGGGCGCGGCTTACCTGATCTATCAGAACTGGCAACCCATCAGCGCTTTCTTTATCGGCGTCTGGAACGAAGTTCGAAGCGCGTTCGATAGTGGCATCAGCGCGATCGGCGCGCTCTTTGTGAACTGGAGCCCGTTCGGGCTGCTGTATCGCGGCGTCGTCGCGGGCCTTGGAATGCTCGGCATCGACCTGCCGGCGCAATTCTCCGACCTCGGCGGCCACCTGATTTCGGGCCTCGTGAACGGCATCACAACCGGCCTGGGCGCCGTGAAGGATGCGATCACGAACGTGGCCAGCTCAACGGTTGGATGGTTCAAGGAAAAGCTCGGCATTCACAGCCCGAGCCGCGTATTCGCCGAGCTGGGCGGGTTCGTTGCGCAAGGCGCAGCGCTAGGCATGGAAGGGGAACAGGGCCGAATCTCGAAAGCGGCCGTCGCAATGGCCACTGTCGCGACGACGGCTTTCGGCGCACCCGACTTCGCGAAGGGCGCGAGCGCGGCAACCGTGCCGCTCATGGCCCCGCGCGCGGCCGCGCCGATGCTCGACCGTTCGGCCCTGCCGCAGAACGAGCGGCCGGCCGTCGTTCCGTTCGTGGGCGATGCGACCAGGGCGCCGGCGCCGCTCGTGCGCCCCAGCACGCCGATCGACACGCGGCCGCCGATCGCCGCAGCGCCAGGCGCCGGCGTGAGCGCGGCCCCGGCCGGCCCGTCGCCAATCATCATCAACATTTACCCGCAGGCCGGCGACGATCCGAAGGCGATCGGCCGCGCCGTCGCCGCCGAGCTGGATCGCCGCGAGCGCTCGAAGCGGGCGCGCGCCGGTTCAAACCTGTCCGACTAAGGAGGAACGCAGATCATGATGATGGCGCTCGATCAATTCGTTTTCAGTCTCCAGACCGCGCCGTATCGCGAGCTGCAACGGCGTCTGAGCTGGAAGCACCGCAAGACCTCGCGCGTCGGCGCGCGCGACGCGAGCCAGTACACCGGCCCCGGCGACGACACGATCACGCTCACGGGGGCGCTCGCGCCCGCCGAGTCGTTCGGCAAAATCTCCGCGATGAAACAGCTATCGGATATGGGCGACCAGGGCGACGCGTACGTACTCGTCGACGGGCTGGGCCAGGTGTACGGCGCCTATGTGATTGAAGGCCTCGACGAGACGCGCCGCAATTTCACGAGCGCGCTGGGCCTGCCGCGTAGCATCGAATTCACGTTGACGCTTTCCCGTGTCGAAGATTCAGCACTGCAAACGCAGGCCTCGAATGAAAAGGTCGTGAAACGATGACCGCATCAGCACTCAACGCCTCGCGGCTCCAGCGCCTGCAACCGCAGGCCGACTATCGTGTGACGCTCGACGGGCGCGACCTCTCGCGCACGATCGCGCCCGACCTCATCAGCATGACGCTTTCGGAGTCGCGCGCCGACCAGGCCGACCAGCTCGACATTACGATCGACGACACGAAGGGCACCTATGCGATACCGAAGCGCGGCGCGCAAATCAAGGTTGCGCTCGGATGGGTCGGCGAAACACTCGTCGACAAGGGGACATTTACCGTTGACGAAGTGGAACACAGCGGGGCGCCTGACATCATCACGATCCGCGCGCGATCGGCCTCGATGACGGAAGCCATGCACGAGCGGCGTGAAGTGAGCTGGCACGCGCAAACCATCGGCGCGATCGTTCGCACCATCGCCGGCCGCCACTCGCTCAAGCCGGCGATCGGCGCCGCGCTGGAAGCTGTCGCGATCGCCCACATCGACCAGACGCACGAAAGCGATATGTCGTTTCTCACGCGGCTCGCGAAGCGATACGACGCCGTGATGAACGTCAAGGATCTGAACCTGCTATTCATGCCAATCGGCACCGGCAAGAGCGCGAGCGGCAAGAACCTTGCGTCGCTCTCGATCACGCGCAGCGATGGCGACCAGCACCGCTACCACGTATCGCAGCGCGAGAGCTATGCGGCCGTGCGCGCGCACTATCATTCGAACGGCAAAGGCAAGCGCAAGTCGATCATCGTGGGCGGCGAGAACAATCACAACGTCAAGGTCTTACCAGAGGACTACGCGACCGAAGCCGAGGCGCGCGCGGCGGCCGAAGCGGAATTCGCGCGCACGCAGCGCAGCCAGGCGACGATGGATTACACACTGGCGCGCGGCCGTGCCGAGATTTTCCCCGAGCTGCCCGTTACGTTTTCCGGCTTCAAACCGGACATTGACGAAATGTCGTGGATCGTCAAAACCGCGAAACATACGCTTGCCGATGGTGGATTCGAAACCGTGCTGGAACTGGAAGTGTTCGACGATCCGACGACCGACAAGCACCGATCACATTTCCGAAAGGGCGGTCAGTAG